AGCCGGGGTAGGTCCAAAAGCAGGCGGTAATGTACTTGCGGCTCCACCACCAACACTTGCACCACCAACTTCACCACCTTCTGCTGGAGCAACACCCGCTAAAGCATTTTCTTTCCAATTAGGGCCTCCAGCTTTAATTTGCTCTAATTCCCAGCTAAATGCCATATCTTTTCTCATAAATTCTCTATTTGCAAGAATTTCTACATCTGTCCAATCCATGTATTTCTTTAATGCATATGTCTTACTAATATTATCAGCTGATTGAATTATGTCACCGAATGTCTTTGATTTGATCTCCTGTTTTTGTGCCTCTCTCATCTCAAAGAAGTTAATTGGTACATTAAACTCAATATCAATGTTAGTTTCCTTAAGATCAAATTTTTCCCAAAGCTTTCTAAGCTTTAAATGCGTTACAAAACCATTCTTTAAGCCTTCAGCAAATTGCTGCTGCATTCTAACAATAAATTTAGCAAATTTTAATTCCTCACGAAGAATGTTCATATCATCTTTGTAGCCAGTTTCAGCATTAAGTCTGGATACTGGTACCTTTAAGCTCTTATAAAGTTTCTTTAAGAAATAGTTCATTTCCTCTAGCCCCCAAGCTTGATTTGCACCTTCTAATTGTCTTACATCTGTACCTTCAGAACCAGCGCGCTTTGCAAACCAGAAATTATCTAAAATACTTTGTGGGTTATATTTTTTAAGAGCCCCTCCGCCTTGCTGCGCATCAAAACTCTTAGATGACCAATATTGGTTCATTAATTTACGCATATACGCTTCTGCTTTTGGTGCAGGCATATTGCCAACATCTACATTGAAGATTAAACGCGCAGGTGCTCGTGCCAACCTATAAATTACGACCGCATCTTCTAATAGACTAATCTGCCTATATGCTCTTCTTGCGTTCTCTATGAACGGAAGTCTTATTGTCTTGTTCTCATTCCATATACCAGAGTTAATATAAGTTATTTGATTTTTGTCCATTGGAACAAGCTTATATTCCAATATCTTGGTAGGGTTGTTTTTGTCAAAAACTGGCTTTCTTAACAAGAAGCCCTTAATCATCATATTCTGTACATTGCCAAAAATAGGATCAACAAATTCGTTAGGTACAGTTATAACTCCTAATATTCCTTCATCCTCGTATTGCTTGTGGATAATATGTTCAAAGTATAACTCACCATCAACTAGTAGTGTTCTAAAATATTCCCACCCTTTATGGGACAAATCAAAATGTTGAATATATTTTTGAAACTCTTCTTCTAGAACTGTAGTGTCTTTGTCATTTAAATCTAGATCTAGAAACTTAGCATGAACTACTTTGCCTTTTGAATCTTTGTTTATTGCATCATCACATATTTCATCTAGCGCATCGGCTACTTCAGAAAAAGATGCCATTGTTCTGTAGTCTCTTAATCTAGATACTTTGTCATGTTGCACATTTGCATACATGTATTGGGTGAAATTGTTATCTAGACCAATAATGCCGGATGGGTCTAAGCTATTATATTCAGTATTACTGCTAATGCTTTGTCTGGCTAGTGCTTCTGTTCTCTTACTGCCTGTATCTTGAAATACTTTAAATTTGGGATTTAGTTTACTTATAGTATCAATAGATGTATAGCTCTGATAAGGAAGCTTAGAGTTAATATAACTCATTAACGAACGACCAAATGTCGATTCACGTCCAGAATCAGAATTTCCGTACTCAGGCATAATAGATATCTTATTTATACGTTAAAAAATATATTCAAATGAAATTTACCAGTTGATTTTTGTGTTTATACGCTATAAAATGTATTGTGGGTTATTAAGACAAACCCTTTAATATGAAAGAAAAAAATTCCGGGAAAAAGCTTTTTTTGCTCACGCGTTTTGAAAATTGTTTATCCCCATCTAATGACTTTGTCTTTTATATAGGATATGAGAATCATCAATTTACTAGTACCTTATCTTTTTGCGCGCGCGCAAACGTTACAATATTATGATACCAATAATTAGATTTATATATCCTCATATACTATTTCATCGCAAAACTGATGATGGTATAGAGTGCGGTCCTTTTATTACCAAATTAGATACCGGTATTTTTTATAGCAGATACGATTACGGTTATATCTTTCAAATTTCTATTCTTGGCTTTGGTGTGAACATAGTGTGGACTAATCTATAATACATATTATAATTGTTCTATGATTTTAAATGATATTAAAGTTTACGATGGGGTGTTATTACATAAGAGATTTGCTTACCGGTATTTTAGAGATAAGTGCCTTCCAATTGGTAATATAATTGCTTTTAGAGCTCCTGCCAATGTGGAGACAGAAGGATTAATAGATCAAGAAGATTCCTTAAATAAAGACTTTATCTACAGCGAAGACATGATTCATTTTTTGTATGAGATACCTCTAATTACAGAAAGTTTTGGTGCCATTTGTTATCAGAGAATGTTTAATGCAAATATTGCAAATATACTCTACAAGTATATTCAAGCACCAATTGAAGTAGATGGGGATGATCTTATGGTCACGAAGGAGTTTACCCAGGGTGGTGTCACTCAACAAAAGGGTAAATGTAGTGTTAGTATTGTACACGTAAAAGATGGGGCCGCGCTCGGTCATACTGGTATCAATGTGGTTGCTGGTAAACGCGCACCTGCATTTGCGTTTAGTACTAATCTTGATAATGACCAGGCTGTATCCTTTATGAAGGATGTAGTTAATTTCTTTTACCAAACCAACGACGATATTTTTATAGCATCTACAAAGATTATTTCACATTAATATGTCTGACCATACGTCACAATATGGTCAAGATAGATTTATCTTAGATATCTATAAAGATAGAGTAGGTTTTTTTATTGAGGCCGGTGCCCATAACGGTGTATTTCAAAGTAATACCTACCCCCTAGAACAAAAAGGATGGAAAGGGTTATTAGTTGAACCAAATCCTATTTTTAGAGAAAATCTTAAATTAACAAGACCGGGTTCTATTATTGAAGAGTGCGCCTTAGTTTCTTTTGATTATAAGGAAGCCACAATTAAAGGTAGTTTTTTTAATGATGACCCATCCGGTGGTTGTACAGAATCACACAACACAACTATTGAGGTACCAGCAAAGACTTTGACTTCTCTTTTGAAAAAACATAATATTAATGAAATCGATTTTTTCTCTCTTGATGTAGAAGGGTTTGAAATAGAAGTTCTTAAAGGTTTAGACTTTAATCGTTATAGTCCAAAATATATTTTATTTGAAGAACACTGGGGCAATAATCATGATGGTACCGGTAAGTATTACAGTGAAAACTATATTAATTTTTTTACAATACGGAATTATACTTTATTTCATAAATTTACTGATTCCCATTTACTGTATAAGCATAATAACGCATGAATATATTTGATATTATTGATGGCATCGCTTTTAGTAAAAAAAATAATTTAATAGATTCTCCAGAATCAGAAAAAGAGTTTTCACTATATCTTGTCAATCGGTGGTTATCTATGCTTGACCCGCTTGCGGCTAAAGTAGTAAATTTAACATCCAATAGAAATTTAAGACAGTTTACAACGGTACAAGATCAATACAAACTCTTGGTTAATGTTTTGCCGAGATTTAAAAGGCAGAGAATTAACTATATAAAAAAGCCAAAAACAATTAAAGACTCTTGATTTTAAGGTAGTTTGTACATAAGTGACTATATATGGCAAACGTAGATCAACTTGGACCAGTACAGAAAAGTTTAATAGATCTTAGCTCACATTCAAGAAATTCACTTAATAGTGTTTTCGTAGGTTATAATCTTTCAAAACTACTAGATGATATTTTACTAGTAGAATTTGTTGATGAAGGCGGTACATCGAACACTATTGTAAGAAATGGTATAGTTGTTCCTGTTAATGCAGATACAAATGCCTGGCGCATTGGTAAGGTTATATTGAGGGGTGATAGTTGTAAGTTAGTAAAGGAAGGTGATTATGTATGTTTTCCCAATAATATGGGAGTTCCTATTGCTAATATTGAAGTAGTAAATTATGGAAAACTAAGCCACGGGATATTTCTTAATGAACAAAGAATATTCGGTGTCGTACAACCCAGAAAAGAAGATGTTAGTATCTCTAGCAAGCCTGAAAAGCGTACTTCAAAACAACGTCTGTGAGATAAAGTTTGCCCGCAGGCGCCCCCGGCCTGGTAAACCTATGACAAGAAGAATGTTATGTACTAATGCACAGGCTGTTCTTAACAGTGTAGATGGAAGAGTAACTCTTAATTATAAACCTGCAGTTAAAGGTACAAGATATAGTCCAGATCAGAAAAATCTTGTCATTGTGTGGGATCTTTTTATGCAGGATTATAGGTGTGTAAATTGCGATAGTTGTGATTTAATTACCAGTATACCTGCAGGTCCAGCATTTTGGAAATACTTTAGAGAAAATTTAGCAAGAATGACAACTCCTCAAAAGATTGCTTATATGGATTCTTAATATGTACGTAGAGAAATTAGAGAAAAGCATCAACACTTTGTTACAACAGAAGATATCTTTTTCTGTAAACGGTAAATCTATAAAGACTGGTAGACTTATACTTTTTTGTATAAAAGACTTTTACTTAATTTTTACCATAATGGTTAATCAAACTAAGAAAGTTTTTGAAGTTCCTTATCCATACAATTTTTGTATAGGTACAAAAAAAATAATTTTTGATTATTCTGTTGACAGCTTGTGTAATGAAGATAGAAAAATTTTAGAGTATGCAAAGTTTCTTATACCCAAAAAGCCTGGAAAATACTTTAATACTAAAGCAGAGATAGTAGTAGTTGAAGATCAGATTTAATAAGTAAATAGATTATGATCATTAACTGTGAAGTCGTTCTCGATAAGAAGAAGTCTTCCAATAAGTTATATTTTGACAAAAAACTAAAACAGTTTAGTAATGCCGTAAAAAGATGTGGTATTCTTGAAGAAGTAAAGCTTTTAAGATCTTATTTAAAACCATCAGCCAAAAGAAAGTTAGCATCAAAGATTAGTCATAATAAGTGGAAGTATTATTGAAGTAGTTGGTCGGATTCACTACTAAATAAGATATATGAAGCTTCCTACTCATTATTTTGAGATCAAGGATCTATTAATTCAGTTTTTAGCAGCATTTGATGATGTTGTTATTAAAAGATATAATAAGAATAGAGTGGCTGAGGCCTCTCAACAGGTAAGATACATTTATGCACCAAAACAGAGAGTACTTCACGATTTAATTAACCCTGGTCAAAATTTATCTCTACCTGTCGTTAGTGTAACAATAGGTAGTATTTCCCGAGATAATAATAGAGTTTTTAACAAAAATGCCGGGTTCTTTGCTCCAAGCAATCCAGTTGAAGATAGTCCGGGGAATGTAACGTTTTTCTATAAGGCCCCTGTCCCAATTAACATTGATGTAAAGATGAGTATTATTACTAGATATCAATCAGACATGGATCAAATTTTAAGTAATTTTGTTCCTTTTAATAATCCTTATATTATATTAAGCTGGACAGTTCCAAAAGAATTTAATCTCCCATATACTCAAGAAATTCGCAGCGAAGTTTTATGGAATGGATCTATAAACTTAAATTACCCTACTGATATTAATGGTAATCAAAAAGCTCAAATAATTGCAGATACTGCATTTACTATTAAAGGCTGGATGTTTCCTGATCCTCAGGCCCCGGTCAAAAATATATTTAAAATTGATACCCAGCTTACAGCTGTTAGCACTGGGGTATCTCTTGATTATGGTAGCTACACATTTCTTAGGACACAAGTTATATCCAATACTGACCCTGCACTTTCTGCATTTTCTAATACAGAAACTGTTACAGTTTCAGGGCGACCTCAAATATCAGAAGTAAAGTTATATACCCCTCTGGGAGAACCATAATGCCTAATATTACAGTAAAAGTAGGTACCTCTGGAAAACAAATCTATCTTTATGGTGATATGTTTAGCTACAAAACTGATGCTGGCTTATATTTAAGTTCTAATAAATTTGATGGTAAGCAAAAATCATATAATTTTTATACCGGGGTAAAAAGTACAAGTGCAGGTAATCCGCCTTTTAGTGCTTATCCTATTTTTGATTATGTAACACATACTAATAATGCTATGTCTTTTACGCTTCCTACTTTTTATACACCGCAGAAATTAGAAATTATCTTTGCAAATGATGCAGGTTACCAAAAAGCATCTGAGGCAAAAAGATTTGACTATATAGAAATAGTAGAATAAAATAGTGGAAATAAACTTGTAGATATATAAGTAGTAGTATGACAGATACTAACAAAAATTTGACTCCGCGTGAAAAGGAACTAGTAGAAGCTAAGAGCAAAATTGAAGAGCTTCTTAATCAATACAAGGCCGCCTTAGTACCTGTAACATTAATTAGTGGTACACGTATTCTCAGCCGTGTTGATATTGTTCCTAATGAAGCGGTTGAAAATAATTCTTCAGAGTCGTAATTAAAGAATTATTTAGTTTAATACCTTCTTTTACGGTAAAATAAACTAAATAATTCTATGGCCTACCGTTCATTTGCCGATTTTTCACGGACTAGTCCGCTTCCTTCAGATTATCTAGTAGGTTACAGACCGTTTCAAGGTGAGTTTCAAGTAGATTTTTACGCTATATCTAATCTTCTTAGTGGTGGGTTATGGAGCACACCAAATGTTTTGTATGTAACAGTAAGTGGATCTGATGGTAATGTAGGTACAGCAGAAAATTATCCTTTTAAAACTATTAAAAGAGCTTGTCAGTTTGCGGCACAAAACCCCCAAAGGCAATGGACTATTTTTGTAAAGACCGGTGAATATCATGAATTAAACCCAGTGTTTGTACCACAACGCACTTCCATTATTGGTGATAATTTAAGACGTACAAGTGTATTTCCTAGAAACTCTGCATTAGATTTATTTTGGGTTACTAATGCAGATTATATCTGGGGATTTACATTCAGAGGTCATAAACGCCCGGGGGCAGCTATAGCGTTTCCTCACTTAAACACTGCTGAACAAGACTACCAAGTAGCCTTTCAAACTCCAGGCTATATTGTGTCTCCACCTACCGGTAACAAACACGTTCCTGGACATCCCCTTTATATCTTTACTAGTCCTTATGTACAGGGGTGTAGTTCTATTACACAATCAACTGCCCCGGGTAGAGATGATGCCGGAGCCGGTATGAGAATCGACGGGGACAGAGTAGGAGGATTCTTGAGAAGTATGGTTCTTGATTCCTATACCCAGTTTAATGAGGGTGGAGATGGTATTATAATACTGAACAATGGTTATGCGCAGCTTGTTAGTATCTTCACTATTGGCGGTACAACGGCTGTTATGGTGAGTGCAGGGGGTCAATGCGATATTAATACCTCTAATGCATCATTTGGTTTATCTGGTCTTGTTGCTTTTGGAAAATCTAACGCACCAATGTTGACTGGTACTTTAATAAGAGACGTTTCTGCAGGTGAAGGTAGCTTTTTAGTTAAAGATATATTTCCCACATTATTGGCAAGATATCCTGCAGAATTAATGGTATTTGACTGCGCAGGGGAGCAACAAAAAACATTACATACATTAGTATCTGCTCTTAGTGTCGGTGGTAATGGGTACCCTGCTTATACATATGAATTAATTGCTGAAGATACAGTTCAGTCCTATATTTCTAGCGGCCCACTTATTCCTGATCCAAATGAAGATGGAACGGAGAATGCTGTGTACTTGTACTTCAGAAGTCAAATTTTAGCTAGTGCATATACTATGGAATATGTTGGTGCTGGGTCTACTTTGGCGACTGCTTTGCCTGTTTTAGGTGGTGTAGCCAAGCCGGAAAACGAGGTCAGAGCAACCGACGGTGCAAGAATATTTGTAACTTTAACCAATGAGAAAGGTGATTTTAAAGTAGGGTCTGACTTTACTATTAGACAAGCCACAGGTACTATTGAAGGAAGAACCTTTAATAGATCAATATTCTCACTTATAACTCCATTTGTACTATCTTTGGAATAAATAAAATATATGGCTCAGATTCCTTTAAATAAATTTGTTAGACGGTTTAGATTGCTAACCGATATAAATACTGATTTTACTCCTTTCTATATCTGTCCCTCTCAACGAGCTACAATTATTCTTACAGTTCAAGCAGCAAACATGACTAACAAAACAGCTACGGTATCTGTAGGTATATCTAGCGCAGCCGATAAAACTTTATATTACCTAGTATCTGGATTTACGGTACCAAGAAACGATTCAGCAAATGTAATTTTAGGTAAAGTATTAATAATAGACGGAGACGCAATTCTCGCTTATACTGATACAGATACAGCAAGCGGTGTACACGTCTCATTTTCACTTCTAGAAGCATTCAATGATACATAATGAACACACCTTTTTTAATAAGTGGTAAAGAACATCCAACACCACCAACTAACCCTAATCCTGAACGTTACGAATTTTTTACTCTTAAAGATGCAGAGCCCAATTTAGGTGCACCTATCGGTTTATCGCCAGCTCTTAGTGCAGCATTCGTCTTAGTATCAACACCAGCCGGGGTAAGGAGTTTTGCTTCTACTGTAAATTATGATGCAGTTAGAAATCAATTTGTTGCTAATAGTGCATTTTGGCAAAATACTTATGTCGGGGTAAGGGCAAATAGCGGTAATTGGAATTCTACTTATACAACATTAAGACTTAATAGTGCAACCTGGCTAACAGAACCTTCTGCTAGCGCATTGTTCTTTAAGTTAACCGGTGGCTCTATTTTTGGTGATGTACGCGTTGAAGGCGATCTTGTAGTTGTCGGAGTACTTTCAGCTCTTGGAGGTATAGCTACTACAGATACAAAGGTTGTTGAAACAACTGCATTAAGAATTGTTAATATAGGTCAAGGACCTGCTCTCTATGTAGAGCAAACCGGTTTTGACGATATAGCACAATTTGTTGATACTGAAGGAGGCGTTGCTTTACATATAGGAAACATTACACCTTGGGTTCCAGGAATGAACACCGGTATTATTGGTATTAATACAGAATACCCTAACCATGAATTAACAGTAGCAGGCTCTATTAGCGCTACAGGAAATTTATATGTAACTACACAATATTTTAGTGGTAATAAAACGCTAGATTACGTTATTTACGAAGCTATACCCCCTATTCTTCAGTCAACATATGCAACAATGACTGCTAATAGTGCCAGCTGGGAGTCAGTGTACAGTTCATGGTTCTCTACAAGCAGTCAATATGCAACCAAAGCAGATTTATCTAGTTCTAATTTTATCTTATCAGGTGCAACTTTTAGAGGGGATGTTCGAATTTTTGGTAATTTATTTGCCTCAGGTAGTTCATTCCTAGCAAATACTATTATTACAACTACTAGTGCACTTAGCGTTATTAATGAAGATAAAGGACCTGCACTTTACTTAAGACAGGGAGGTACCGGTCAAGTATTAGCTGAATTTTATGATGCAGAGTTCGATAATCCTGTTCTTCTAATAGGTAATGCTCAAAATACTGATGGTACCCAACCCCAAGGGGTTATTGGAATTAGAACCGGGATACCAAATAGAACTTTAACTATTGCTGGTACACTTAGTACAACTAGCACCTATAATGATTTAATTATATTTGGTGAAAGAAGCAGTGTTGTTATAGGTAGAAATGTACCTACATTAGGCAAAATTGGTGGATTTAGCAATGTACTTATTGGGGAAGAAGTTGCAACAAATATAGGTTTTAGTATAGATTCTGTGCAAATAGGTTATAGGGCAGGTAGAGATATTGTTGACGGAAGCGAAAATGTTTTTATTGGTTCTAATGCTGGTACAAATTTTAGTAATGCTAATTCCAACGTTGTAGTTGGTTTTAGAGCATTAACTCTACAAGGTGATGGAGTTGGTAATGTAGCTGTAGGTCATAGTGCAGGTGATAATTATAATTTTGGTAGTTTTAATATTTCTATTGGAACTGATGCAGGCGGACTTGTACAAGCAGGAAGCTATAATATTCATATCGGTACCAGTGTAAATAATACTTTAGGTTCATTAACAACACTTGATAATACTATATTAGTAGGTCGAGAAGCTCAAGCAACAAGAAATCAACAATTTATATTGGGGTCTCCAAATTATAGATATTTAGAAAGTGTATTTTTTGGAGACATAAAAATTGATGGTACACTTAGTGCAAGCGATACGAGAGTAGCAGCGTTTACAGCTGTAAATTCTAGTTTATTTAGAGAAAATGCTACTTTTATTAAGGATGTTAATATTATAGGTAATCTTACTATTGGAAATATAACTACAGCAGCAGGAACTTTATTCTTCGGTGATGTTACTATTACTAAATCTCTATCAGTTCCCTCTCTTACTGCTAATAATATTTTTGTAGATAGATTACTCGCTACAAAACCTATTACCGCGTACGATGGTATTGAAGGGGTACGATATGTTTATCATAGTCAATCGTTCAATTCAACAGGAACAACAACAACATTTACGTTGGTAAGTGCCGCGTACTCACCCAATGAAATAATGGTATTTGTTTCCGGTGTCTATCAAAATAAATCTGCTTATTCTCTCCCTTCTCCATTTACATTATTAATGTCGGAAGCGGTACCAGCAGGGACTGATGTTTTAGAAGTGCAATATGTGAACGCTTCACCTTTACCCATTAGAAATACAATTGTATCGGTTGATGATAATACTATAGGGGCTAATAAGCTAACCAGTAATTCTGTAACAACAGTAAAAATTGCTGATGGTAATGTTACTCCAATAAAGCTTTCTACAGGGGCTCCTTCTTGGGATATAGCTTCAAATGTTACAATAGCCGGCAATATAAGCAGTAATAACATCTTTCCTCGGGCTAATAATACGTGGGATCTAGGAAGCCCTGCGTTAAGATGGAGAAATATCTTTACACAAGATTTACATCTGAGCAATTCAATAGGTGATTATACTATTGTTGAAGGTGAAGATAATCTATATATTATAAATAATAAAAGAAAGAAAACATACAAGTTTGCGTTAATAGAAGTAGACCCGGCAGAAGTTCCTAAGGTATCAGAGAAGGATTAAACGGATCGTCAGGAAATATCTTATAATTTTTTTCTTCCATTCTCTGTGACGCAGGCAATTCTGTACTTTCTTGAATTAATAAATCAGTGTTAGTTATAATTTCTTCGTTTTTAGCTTGCTGAATTTCTATATATCTCTTGAGAAACTCATCTGTACATGTCTGAATCTTAAAATTAATTAAATTATCTATCCAGTCTTGAACATCAGCAGCAACATATTCCATTGCTTTTATTTCAGCGTCGTCTAAAGTTACATAATATTCAGCCATGTGGTTACCCTTTATATACTAGTTGATGGAAGCTCATTGCTTACCTTTAAATGTCTTTCTTTTGCGTTTAATTCTGTACTTTCTAAAACTACTTTTTTCTTATCCCCGCTTATATTAGTTTTATTTTTTATTGCTTTTCTTAACTCTAATGCGTAAAGCTCCTCAATAGCAGCATTAGCCCTATTTTTTACTACAATTTCAAACCATTTCTGTGGATCACATTCTCCCCATCTTAGAATTTTATCGCTTAAATCAGAAATTTCGACTTTAAATGTTTTTGCCATAATATATTTATTTTAATTATGCTAATAAACAATATGTAAATGTTGACCAAGTATCACTATAACCTCTTCTCATTCCTTCATTTGCATACCAACACAGTCTATCCCCTCCATTTGCAACCACTACAACCACACTTTGTACGGTGGCGTAGCTTGCACCACCAAGTACTATTGCACCATTTACCCCGATAGAGATACCGTTCCTTACCGGGTAACACTGCATCCCATCTCTATTATAGCTATTACCTGTAGTCAAAACATTCATTGTCATTCTATATTTTCCATATACCGGGCACACAAATTCACTGGTTCTTCTATTAAAATATCTCGGATTCCAATAGTAAGGTTCATTAGCAGGTACCTGTACTGGAAAATAGGATTGACCAAAAGGAGAGTTGGGATAGTTATTTTGTGGATAATATGACATTGAAGTAGTTGATGCGTTATAGCGAACAGAAGCAAAAGGCAATTGAGGTTGTGAAGTACCTGTTATTCCAATTCTTGAAATCTCTTGATTTGCATTATTATTAAAAAATACTTCCGATAAAGAAGTATTTATTGACATACCGTTAGAAAATGAAATAGCCATAAAATTATGAAATATAATCAATACACATGTAAGTCCATGGTATACCGGTTACCCCTAAAGGGGAATATTGTGCTTCATTTCTATCTGAAGGGCCTAAATCTGTACCTCCATCTACATTTCCTCCATTCCATGATTCGACATCTATAAAGTCTCCCGCCACACAGTTTCTTACAAATTCTACAGTGCATGTTGTGTAGCAGCTCTGTACTGTATGTACACCGTTAAACCAACGACTCCCGTTTACCCTTGGATTTAAAACCGCATTGTTTCTAATTAATCCTGTGACACTCACCCTATACCATCCAGCAACAGGAATTACATACCGATTGCTAGCTGCTACCCACCCCCCAGCTGTATCTCTAAGTACTAAGCCAAAAGGAACAGGGTTTTGATTTCCGTTGGCTTCATTTGCGTTTTTACCAACAAATAGGCTTGGTGTTATCCTGTTAACTCCCGGTCCTGCTACTAAGGAATTATTAGACCATCTATATAATTCTTGACCAGTAGTTGTATTATTAAGTCTTAATACAGGTTGTCTTTGTACGGCGTCTAGACCATCCGGTAAAGTAGTAAAATTAGCAAAATCTCTTCCAATAAAACAGTCATCTACACCAGAAGCCAATTCTATTGTGTTACCGGTAGTACCAAATCTAAAATTTACCCCCATATTATCCCATCCTTTCTATTGAGCCTATTGTCCATCCACCTCCCCAAATATTACCATCATTTCTATTACCACCAAACGATATTGTATCTCCTGCATTTAAAGAAAAAATCATACTTGCGCCAATAGACATATAGTTACCGGTCCCTTGATAGACATAATGTGAAAAACTAGCTGGTGCAGATCCATTTCTCATAATCCAATGATGATGATTGTGCCGACATAATGCTGTAATATTTGCTTTATATATCCCGGTTTGAGGTGCAGTAAAGTAATTAGCTGTTGCTACAGTTGAAGCAGGTCCTTGATAACTTTGTGGCGTCCAAGTGTGTAAATAATTCTGACCAGGGTTTGTATCGCCTGCAAGTGTACTATTTATCTGTAAAATCGGACGATAAATTTGCCGTATAGTACTGTTATTAATATTATAACGCCATGCATCTACATTGTTTACAGATATTCTAAACTCTTGAGATGTATTGTCTGCATATATATTATTGTTATTAATACCGAAAATAGGCATACTATTATTTATAAAAACATTAAATAATATGTATGCCTTTAACTCGTATTAAATCTGGGTTGTTTAATGATTCTACCGTAACTTCGTCATTTATAACTAATAAAACAGTTTCTACTAATAAGATAAGTGACCTTAGTATTGGTACCGGTCAAATAACATCTAATACAATACCGCTTTGTACGTTTGCAACTAGTACACCAAATAGAAGTATATATACAGATATTAATGGTACTCCTACTACTGCAGTTAATTTTAATCACTGTATTAATAGAGTTGTATATAACTACCTAGGAGGTAATTCCGATGTTAATTCTCAAGCAGGTAGATATATTGCAACATCTAATAGTACCTATAATTGGGTACCAGGTTTGTATTACGATTATACCCCTTTATCATCAAGTAGCAAATTAAAATTTTCTTGTAGTTGGGGTACAGGGTGGACCGGAAATGCCCATCAAATTAGTCA